GCTGACCAGAAGGCAGTGAGTGCTGGTGTATATGCTAACTCAGCATATGCTCAAGCAAATACTGCAACTACCAATGCTGCCACAGCTGACCAAAGAGCAGTAACTTCCGGTTCATATGCCAATTCAGCATATGCTCAGGCAAATACTGCAACTACCAATGCTGCCACAGCTGACCAAAGAGCAGTAACTTCTGGTGTATATGCTAATGCGGCATTTGATAAAGCAAATACTGCTGGTTCATCATTGTCCAATGATACTTCAACAAACACCGACTACTTTCCAACTTTTGCAACTGCAACAACAGGTACTGCTAGTGCGTTGTTGGTGTCAAGCACAAAACTTACATATAATCCCTCAACCGGAACATTAACAGCTGTTGATTTAAATAGCACATCAGATAGTAAGTATAAAGAAAATATTGAACCTATCAATTCGGCAATATCGATACTAAATAATATCAATGGTGTTTCTTTTAATTGGAAAGAAACAGGAAATAAATCTTATGGTGTTATCGCTCAAGAATTGAAAGATATATTACCTGAGTTGGTTAAACAAGGTGAGCAAGGACTATCAGTTTCATATATTCCATTAATTGCAATATTGATTGAAGCTGTCAAAGAACAACAAAAACAAATAGAAGAATTAAAAAGCCGAGTTTAAAGGAAAACGAAGATGGCAATAAGAATATGTAATAATATCATACTACCTAATATTAATGGTGCTTCAGGGAATAATGTTTCCTTAGGCATAAATTCGGGATTAAACAATAACACAACTGGAATTAGTAATATTGCTATAGGTGCACAGTCATTACCATCGAATACTATTGGTTCATATAACTTTGCTGCAGGTCATAGCACACTCCGAAATAATACCACTGGCAACAATAACACAGCCATTGGATTTCAAGCACTCTGTAACAACATAACTGGTTGTAATAATACAGCCATTGGATTTCAAGCACTTAGGGAAAATAGAGGTAACAATAACTTCTCTAGTGGATTTCAAGCACTTAGCTTTAATACTACCGGTACCGGTAACTTCGCTAGTGGATTTCAAGCACTTTATGGCAACACCACTGGTAACCATAACTTTGCTGTAGGTGAAACTGCACTTCGAAGTAACACCACTGGAAGTAATAACTTTGCTAGTGGATTTCAAGCACTCTATGACAACACCACTGGTTCCAATAACTTTGCGGTTGGTTCTGCTGTAATGCGATTCAATATCACCGGAAGTAATAACACAGCCATTGGATGTAATGCACTTTATGGTAACACTGGAGGTTCAAATAACACAGCATTGGGTCGTTTTGCACTTCGAAGTAACACCACCGGAAGTAATAACACAGCCATTGGATGTAATGCACTTTATGGTAACACTGGAGGTTCAAATAACACAGCACTTGGTGGTTTTGCACTTCGAAGTAACACCACCGGAAGTAATAACACAGCCATTGGATGTAATGCACTTTATGGTAACACCACTGGAAGTGGTAACATAGGCATTGGATGTTTATCTGGTTGTGCAATCGTCACCGGTTCAGGTAACGTCATTCTCGGTTCTTATGGTGGCACCAGTGCACTTGCCTGTACGTTTGTGGTTCAAGCTGGTAATTGCCAACGATTAAAAATAGATGCTGGTGGTTTATGTGTCAACGGAGCATTATTGACTTCGAATCCGAGTTTAACACCAACTACCAATAATTTAGGTATTGGTACTGGTGCACTTCAAAATAACACCACTGGCGTAAATAACTTTGCAGTAGGCATCGATGCATTATTCTCTAATACCACCGGACAAAATAATTTCGCAGTAGGTTCTTGTGCTCTTCGATGTAACCAGTTCGGTTCATATAACACAGCCATTGGTTGCGCTGCACTTCAATGTAATACTCAAGGTTACTTTAATATAGCTATCGGAGCAAATGCTCTGTGTGGAAATTCTTTTGGTGGAAGTAATATAGCACTTGGAGTGGGCACACTAGCTGGAAACCAGTTCGGTTCACATAATATTGCAGCGGGCGAGTTTGCTCTTAATGGTAACACTTATGGTAATTTTAACACAGCTTTGGGATATTACAATCTCTATGGCAACACCATTGGTAACAATAACTTTGCTCAAGGTTATAACGCACTTCGATTTAACACCATTGGTTGCAATAACTTTGCTAGTGGCAATCGTGCACTCACTAGCAATACCACCGGCATCAATAACACAGCCATTGGATTCAATGCACTATGCTTAAACATTCGAGGTTCAAATAACTTCGCTGTAGGTTATGGTGCACTTCAAAATAACACCACCGGTAACAATAACATAGCCATTGGATGTTTATCTGGTTGTGCAATCGTCACCGGTTCAGGTAATGTCATTATTGGTTCTTATGGTGGTACTGGAGCACTTGCCTGTACGTTTGTTGTTCAAGCTGGTAATTGCCAACGATTAAAAATAGATGCTGGTGGTTTATGTGTCAACGGAGCATTAGTTGGTAGTGGTGGTCCAACTTTAAATTCTGTTAATTCATTAGGAATTGGTTGTAATGCACTTCAAAATAACACCACTGGTAACCATAACTTTGCGGTAGGTTGTTGTGCATTATTCTCTAATACCACCGGTTTCTCTAACGTATCGATAGGTTTTAATGCGCTTCGAAGTAACACGACTGGCTGGGGTAACTTTGCTCGAGGTGATAGAGCAATGGAATTCAACACCACTGGCACAAATAACACAGCTATAGGTGGCCAAGCGCTCCGATGTAATACCGGTGGTTCACATAATTTCGCAGCAGGTCTCTGTGCATTAATACGTAATACCACCGGTAACAATAACTTTGCTCAAGGTTATCAAGCATTGTATGGCAACACCACTGGTAACAATAACTTTGCGGTAGGTAATGGTGCAATGTTGCTCAATACCTTTGGCACAAATAACTTTGCTCAAGGTTATCAGGCACTTCGAAATAACACCACTGGAAGTCATAATATGGCCATTGGCCAAAACGCACTTTGCGCTAATACCACTGGTTGTCATAACCTCGCAATAGGTCAATTTGCACTCGCAAGCAATACCAATGGTCAACATAACGTAGCACTTGGTGGTTTTGCACTTCGATTTAACACCACTGGAAGTAATAACTTTGCTAGTGGAAGACAAGCTATGTGCGCTAATACCACTGGTAACGGTAATTTTGCTCAGGGTTATAGAGCACTCGAAGCTTCTACCGCAGGTAGCAATAACATTGCTATAGGCACCACTTCATTGTTTACCAACACTAACGGTAGTGATAATATAGCCCTTGGTCGAAGCACACTCAGTACCAATTCAAGTGGCCAATCGAACATTGCTATAGGTTATGGCAATCTGCGTATGAGCACAATAGGTAACATGAACATTGCTATAGGATGTAACACATCTCGATGCAATACTGTTGGCAGCTGTAATATAGCATTCGGACAATGTGCACTTCATATGAATATGACAGGCAACAACAATATCGCCGTGGGTAGAGAATCTATGATTGTTCTCACTTGTGGAAACAGCAATATTGCTTTGGGCCCATCTTCTCTTGCTGCTTCAACCACCGGAAGTAATAATATTGCAATAGGTGAAAGTGCTGGTTCTAATCTCATAACAGGTTGTAACAACATTTTTATAGGTACTGTTGCCCAAGCACCGACAGCAACATCCATAAACAGTATCACAATCGGTACGGCAACTTATACTTGTCAGAGAGCTCCCTCAGCAACTTGGACTGCATTGTCTGATTGTCGTGATAAAACTTGTGTTTCTCCAATTACGGCTGGTTTGGATTTCATTAAACAAGTTAAACCAGTTAAGTTTAACTGGCAAATTCGTGGCACGAATGAAACACATCCACGATGGATGATGCCAGATTCGGGTTTTTTAGCACAAGATTTGATTGAATTATTAAATAACTATTCTTCAAGTCAAGGTTATAATGCTAAGAAACATTTGAGAGTGGCTTCAGATGATATTTCAGAAGAATTCGTGGCAGACCCAGGTCGTTTGATACCAATTCTTGTTAAAGCGGTACAAGAATTATCATCAGCAAATGAAGCACTGGCCGAAAGAGTTTCTGATTTGGAGGCTAAACTAAATACACCATAAAATAAAAAATTATGGTGTATTATGAAACCTTCTGGTGGAACTGAGTTATTATATAACAATTTAATTAAGTATGTTGGACAAGATTGGTTGAAAGATATCAATCTTGTTATTTCTTCTTGTTATTCCGATTTAATAAGTCCAAAAAAACCGAATATTTTATGGCAACATCTGTCATATGACCAATGGAATATGAGGTTTATGAATGATATCAAATTCATAAACATGGTTGACCATTTCGTATATGTTTCGAATTGGCAATTGAATGAATATCAAAAAAGATTTCCTATTTCTCACTGCAACAATCGTGTAATTCGTAACGCAATTATACCGATTGAATTCAAAGAAAAACCCAAAAATAAAATAAAAATAATATACACTTCTATGCCCAATCGTGGCCTTGAAGTTTTATTGGATGCGTTTGAAATAATGAATCGTGATGATGTGGAACTTACTGTTTATTCTTCCACCATTATTTACGGTAAAAATTACCGTGATGATTCAGCTCAGGTATTATTCAATCGTGCCAAATGCATGAAAAATGTCAACTATAAAGGTTATGCCATGAATGCTGGTATACGAAAGGCCTTGCAAGAACACCACATTCTGGCTTATCCTAGTATATTTGAAGAAACATCATGTTTATCAGCCATAGAAGCTGGTGCTGCAGGTTGTAAAATTGTTACAACAAATTATGGTGCATTACCTGAAACCTGTTCCAATTGGGCTACATATGTAAATTACACAGTGGATAGAAAAGAACTTGCCGGCAATTATTCTAAAATTCTTAATGAATCTATTGACAATTACTGGAAAGAATGTTATAATTATAAAGAGCAAAGTAAATGGTTTAACAATACTTACTCTTGGGAAAATCGTGCAAAAGAATGGAAACAATTTTTAGGTGAAATATGCGTAAAGTAATGATTGCAACGCCATGTATGTATGGTGCACTTGATGTCTGGTATGTTAATTCTTTAGTTAACACCATTAAAATGGCTAAAGATAGAGAAGTGGAAATAATTCCAATTTGGATTAGCTTTGATGCTTTATTGCAGAGAGCTAGAAACGACCAAATTTTTACAGCATTACAAATGAATTGTGATGATATTGTTTGGATTGATTCTGATATAGAGTGGACTCCAGAATGGTTCTATCAACTTCTTGATTACCCCGTTGATGTTGTTGGTGGAACATACCGTAAAAAAGGAGACCTAGAGGAGTATGTTTATCGCCAAATAAAAAAAACTTCGCCAAATAAATTTGGCCTAGTTAAAGTTGATGGGTTAGGCACAGGTTTTGTCCGTATGAGTAAAAATGCTATGCAACATTTGTGGGAGGTTAGTAAACCATATATTGACCCGAAAGACAATCGAGAAAGAAGAATGATTTTTGATGTTGTCGTTGAAGATATTGATGGCGTTCCAAACATGATTAGTGAAGATATTCACGCATTTAAGAAATTGATTAACGGTGGATTTGATATTTGGTTGGATCCAAAAATGACTTGCAATCATACAGGACATTATAAATTTCAAGGTGATTTTAATTCTTGGTACATGAATAATTATTCGGAAAAAAAATTAACTTTACCAGCAATATTACCAAAAATTCCACGTAGACAATTATGAAAAATTTTATTATGTTATCGGGATTACCAAGGTCCGGATCCCAAGTGTTGACATCATTACTTAATCAACATCCAGAAATATACGCATCAACAACAAGTCCAGTGGTTGATTTGTTATCGATTGTGAATAGTAATTGGAAATATATATCGCAAGGTTCATTAGACCAACACCCCGAAAAAGAAAATAATATTATCGGAGGTATGATTGATGGAGCTTACAAACATATAGAGAAACCTGTAATTGTAGACAAGAATAGGTTATGGCCAAGATATAGTAAAGTTATGTTAAATGTTTTAGGAAAAAAACCTAAAATTATTTGCACAGTTAGGCCGATACCTGAAATACTATCTTCCTATATCTTATTGGTCAGGAAAAATAGTCATAAAATTACTTTTATTGACCAAGAATTGATTGATATGAAATTGCCTATCAATGATAAAAATCGCTGCCGAATATTGTGGGAAAAATTTATCAATCATCCATACATGAGTTTGAGAATTGGATTCAATTCTAGTGATGTTGAATTGTGTGTCGTTTCTTATGATGAAATTGTTAAACATAGCCAACAAACTATGAATAAAATATGCGAGTTTATTCAAATAGATACACATACCGTCAATATAAATTCACTACAAAGAATGGATGAAAACGATTCATATTATGGTGGTTTAGAAGGTTTACATGAAGTTAGAAGTGAGATGAAACGTGTTAGTCCTCCTCCAGAAGAAGTGATAGGACAAGAATTAACGCAACTATATACTAATATGAAATTAGATTTTTGGAATAGAACATGAAAGTATTGATTACAGGTGGTGCGGGCTTTATTGCACACCACGTTATTGAAAATATTATTAGAACTACCGATTGGCAAATAATTTGCCTTGATAGATTAGACCTATCAGGTAATCTAAATCGTCTTGCAGACGTAATGGAACAATTCACTAAAGAGGATAAAGCTCGTGTTAAAATTGTTTTTCACGACCTCAAAGCAGAATTGAATCCAATGATACAAGAAAATATCGGTCAAATAGATATGATTCTACATCTTGCCGCAGGCAGTCATGTGGACCGCAGTATCATTTATCCGATGGAATTCGTAATGGATAATGTTGTAGGTACGGTTAATCTATTGCAATTTGCCAGAACTCAAATTAATTTGAAAAAATTTGTTTACTTCTCAACAGATGAAGTATTTGGTTCTGCACCAAAAGGTGTATCATTCAAAGAGTGGGACAGATACAATTCTACCAATCCATACTCAGCAAGTAAAGCTGCCGGTGAAGAAATGTGTGTTGCATTTGAAAATACCTATGGTTTGCCAATCATAGTAACACACACAATGAATGTTTTTGGTGAACGTCAACATCCAGAGAAATTTATTCCTTTGTGTATTAAAAAAATTCGTGATGGTGAAACGGTAATGATTCATGCCAATGAAGATAAGACAGAGGCTGGAACAAGACATTATATTCATGCTAAAGATGTGGCTGAAGGTCTCAGATTTATTCTTGATGTTGATACTTCAAAGTTACCACGTGATTTTGGAGGCGGTAAATGTCCTAAATTCAACTTAGTTGGACCGGAAGAGGTTGATAACCTTTCATTAGCAAAAATGATTGCTGATGTTCAAGGTAGAGAATTGAAATATGAAATGGTTGATTTTCACAATACACGGCCAGGCCATGATTTACGTTACGCTATGAGTGGTGAATTACTTAAATCTTTAGGTTGGGAACCAAAAATTAAATTTAGTGAACGGATTAAAGAAGTTGTTGAATGGACACTTTCTAATGATAGGTGGTTACATAAATAAAAATATTGAATTATATATATGAGAGGTTATGAATGAAAAAAATATTTTGGATTGATGGTGGTGCTGGGCGTGCTGTTGCAGCTATTCCGGCTCTAATTAAATATTCTAGATTACACCCCAATGAAGATTGGGCAGTTTTAGTGGCAGGTTGGGATTTCCTATATTGGGGTATTCCAGAACTTCAAGACAAAGCATATGGTATTGATACTAAAGGTATCTTTGATAATGTGGTTAAAGATGCGGACCAAATTATTACTCCAGAACCATATCGCAATCCCGCTTATTTTCGTCAAGAGATTTCTTTAGTTGAAGCATTTGATAGAGAAATCAACAATACCTTCGACCATAGTGATTTAGGTCCTCCTGTAATGGTCTATAATACAGCAGAAATGTTGGTGGCCAAAAATACTATCGAAGATTTAAAAAATCAACAACGCAAACAAAAGACTGTAGTATTTCAACCGTTTGGCCGTGGAGCTAAAATTGACCGTCAAGGTGTATTTGATGAAGAATCTCGTAGTATTAGCCAAAAAGATTACCTATATTTGGTTAAAAAGATTTCTTCTCGTTACAACACCATATTCTTTGGTGAACCTGATTTTCAATTAAAACAAGATACGTTTGCACAAAAATATACTTGCGATTTACGACAATGGGGTGCTTTAATTGCTGAAGCTGATTATTTTATTGGTGTTGATTCGGTAGGACAACATCTAGCTCGAGCAATTGGCACACCAGGTACAGTCTTATTTGGTTCAACATTCCCAAAGAATACTTCTTATCCTGATTTTTTTCAAATCGTTGAGAAACCTGGAATCAAAAAATACGCACCAATTCGAATTGCAGGTTTAGATTCTATGTTATCCAATCGTTTGAATGAAAACACTATTGCTTATACACAAAAAGAATTAGATGATATTTTTACACAAATTGTTAATGATATTGAGAAGAAAGTTAAATGATGAGTTATAATATTTTGGCGATTAATCCTGGACACAATGGATCTTGTGCTTTAGTTATTGATGGTGAAGTTGTATTTTATTCCGAAGAGGAAAGATTTTCTCGTTTAAAACATGATGGTAATCCATTCAAAACAATGATTACTGTTTTACTGAATAATCGTATTGACGAATTGATTATTGGTGGAACAAATTCAGAACTACCACATTTACCTTGGACTGGTGAGGATCCTTATTCAGCTTTAGTAAGGAAGTTTAATCCACAAGTTAAAATTATCAATTTAGGACATCTACATCACTTGGGTCATGCAGCTTCAACATTCTATGGTTCGGGTTTTGAAACTGCTGTGGCAATTATTGTTGATGGTGCAGGTTCATATAATCGAGAACAAGTAAATGAACAATTTGCAACAGGTGGATTTGAAACAGAATCAATCTATCACTGTTCTTATCCACATGAATTTAATGCTGTTTATAAGAGATACTCGGATGGGCATAGTCCATATTATGATAATGGCATTCAAGAATTTGATAATACGGTTACTATCACAAAAGCTTACGAAGCAGTAACTCAGTATCTTGGTTTTGGTTTCATTGAGGCAGGTAAAACTATGGGCCTTGCACCTTATGGTCAAGAAGATGAAAACATTCCTTCATTTTTTGTTGATGGTAAAGGAAATAAGAATATGTTGATACCAAATTATCCAGCAGGCGCTTTCATCGACCAAAATCGTTTTCCATATTTGAAACAGTTTAATGACCCAAAATCTTGGCATGATGATTTTTCACAAATTTCTTCTGTTGAAAAGAACTTAGCTTATCACATTCAGAAAGAATCCGAAAAACAAATGTTTGATTTAATTCAAAAAGCTATAGATATTACAGGAGAAACCAATGTAGTTATATCTGGAGGTTATGGATTAAATTGTGTTGCCAACTATAAATTTATCAAACAATTTCCAAACATTAATTTTTACATCGACCCAATTTCTCATGATGGAGGTACAGCTATTGGTTTAGCTAGATACGCCTGGTATGTTCACTCACAGGATATTCAAACTAAACCATTAACAACATTATATTTAAGTAGACAACCAGATTATAGTGAGTTGGAAATCATCAAACAACAAGTGCCAAATATTCAAGTAAAAGATACTACACCGGAAAAAATTGCTGATTTAATCATTGATGGAGAAATTGTTTGTTTGTTTCAGGGTGCAGCTGAAGGTGGTCCAAGAGCTCTTGGTAATCGTTCTATATTATTTGACCCAAGAAATCCTAACGGAAAAGATATTGTCAATTTAGTTAAAAAACGTGAATGGTTTAGACCTTTCGCTGGTTCTGTAATGGAAGAACACGCACACGATTGGTTCGAAATGGAATCATTAACATCCTCACCATTTATGATGTATGCAGTTGATGTTAAAACAGATAAGATTGATAAGATTCCAGCTGTAACGCATATTGATAATACTTGCCGTATTCAAACAGTTAACCGTGAACAGAATCAACATTACTACGATTTAATTGAAGCTTTCTATAAGAAAACGGATACTCCAGTAATATTCAATACTAGTTATAATCTTGCTGGTGAACCTTTAGTTGAAACATTATTTGATGCAATATCAACATTATTTAATTCTGAAATGAAATATTTGTATTTACCTGAAATTGGTAAATTAATTATGAAAGAGTGATATGAAAAAGTACCATTTTATATCCGGCCTACCAAGGTCGGGTTCTACTTTATTGAGCTCAATACTTAAACAAAACCCAAGATTTACTGCATCTATCAGTGATCCATTAGAAAGTTATGTAGGTTCAATTCTAACTCAAACACAGTCAGGAGTTGGCATGGAATCTATGGTAAGTATTGATAAAAGAAGAACAATTATTCAAGGTTTATTCGATTCATTCTATAAAGATGATACTGAAGTTTGTTTTAATACAAATCGTGGGTGGTCTGCGGATACCGCATTATTGGCAGATGTATTTCCTAATTTTAAAATGATTGTGTGTTTAAGAGATATTCCATGGATATTAGATTCATTTGAACAACTCAACGCTAAAAATCCATACACAATTAAAGCCTTATATAATCACCAATCAGGTTTAACGGTATATGAAAGAACACATATGCTCATGGGTAATATACCAAATATGGCTGGATATGTTTCAGGTCCACTGTATATGCTCAAACAATCTATGTTTTCAAACGAAAAAAACCATATTCTTTTTGTTGAATATGATTCAATGGTGAAAAATCCTTTAAATACCATGAAACAAATTTATCAATTTTTAGGTGAAGAGTGGTATGAACATGATTTTAATAATGTTGAAGATTCATATGATGAGTTTGATGAACAAGTCAAAATTAAGGGTCTACATACAATTAGAAAAAAAGTAGAATATAAACAAAGACAATCTATTCTTCCAGGTGATTTGTGGGCACAATATGGTGAATATACTTTTTGGAACAATTCACAGTTTGAACAAGTTAAGAAAACGTTAAATTGGGTAAATAATGCGCCGATTATAAAACACTCGCCACACACATTTAATCAACCTTCAAACTTCAATAGACAATTATAAAATGGTAAGAGGAACATTATACGGTATGGTCACAATGAAAGTTTCAAATGACTGTACCGATTTAGCTGTCAAGTCTTTTCTTAAGCATACAACGCTAAAGGAAAAAGATAAATTCGTAATGATTGACAATGACGGAGATTGGTATCATAACTGGAACAATAATCAAATTAATTCTTGTGACATTATCATAAATGAATCATTGCAAAATACTTCCAAAAATATAAATCAACTTATATTATTAGCTAAAAAAAACGAACAGAATTTGGTGTTTATTAGTAACGATGTTATTTTTACACCAAGATGGCAAGAGAGAATTGTGGTGAATGATAACACAATTTCAATACCCTCATGTAACCAGACACACAATTATGGATTTCCGGATTCAATGAGTGTTGTTGATTTTGGTAGTAAGTATGGTATTTTAAATACCATATCTCATAAACATTTCGTAACAAATAAATCTCCATTTGAACGCCTAATTATGCCCATTTATGTGTGTAGAATACCTTACGATGTTTTTAACAAAGTAGGTTTATTGGATGAATCATTCAATGTAGGTGGTGAAGATGTAGATTACCGAATTCGTTTATTGAAAGAGGGTTTTGATATTAAATATTGTTCAGCCTTCTTGTTACATCTCAATGGAAAATCGTCCTGGAATGGTGCAGAATCATTCCAACAGACAGAAGAGCGTGATAAAAAATACATCGACAGATTCAAAGAAAAATGGGGTGAAGATTTGGCAAACCTGTGTATAATTAAAGGTAACCCAATGGCAACTATCGATAAGTATAATCTACAATCATTATTACAAGAACAGAGATTTAATGATATGATATTAGAGGTATTGAACCGTGAATGATATTAGAACAATATTTTATAACTTAGAAAAAGTATCGGATAAATGGGATACATATTTTGATGTGTATGAGAAACATTTATCAAGATTTAGAGGTAAATCGCCTACAATTTTAGAAATTGGTGTTCAACGTGGGGGTTCAATTGAAATGTGGCAAAAATATTTAGGTAAAGGCACCAAAGTTATTGGTATTGATATTTTACCCGAGTGCCAATCATTACAGTATGATGGTGATGTTGATATTATTATTGGTGACCAATCCAGTGAAAGTTTTTGGGATGATGTTCTAAGTAAGTATGGTGAATTTGATATTGTCATAGATGACGGCGGCCACACAATGATGCAACAAATTGTTACTATCAATAGAGTATTTCCTAAAGTTAGAGATGGTGGTGTTTTTATCTGTGAAGATACTCATACCAGTTATTGGCCGGATTGGGGTGGACAATTTAATAAGAAAGGTACATTTTTGGATTATGCCAAAGAATTAACCGACTATATAAATAAAGAACATATACAAAAAGGATTTATATCCAAAAAGAAAATAGATATATTTGAAGATAAATTAAATAGTATATCATTTTATAATAGTGCAGTAGTATTTGAGAAACAAACAGTGAAACCATTTAAAAGGGTCTTTAGTTATGATGGAGTGCCAAACGATTGATAGTTGTATTGCTTGTGGTAGTCAAGATTTAGAATCCGTATTCGATTTAGGAAATCAACCATTAGCCAATTCCTACAAAAACAATGCAGATGATAATGAATTAATGTTTCCTTTGGGTATTAATTCATGTAAACATTGCAGTCATGTTCAATTAACTCACCTAGTTAATCCAAATTTATTATTTACCGATTACGCCTATATGTCTGGAGTTACTAAGACACAATTGGACTTTTTTAAATGGTTTTCAGATTTATCAAAAAAATATGTTAATGCTAAATCGACATTAGATATTGGTTGTAATGATGGTAGTATGTTAAATTTTTTCAAAGAAATGGGATTGGAAACATGGGGTGTGGATCCTGCACAAAATTTATTTCCGTTATCGTCTAAAAACCACCATATAATTTGTGATTTCTTTGAAAGTCATTTGGTTAATAGAAAATTTGATTTAATTACGGTAATGAATGCTTTTGCACATAATTATAATCAATTAAATCTATTGAATAATATTTCAGATTGTTTGGAAGATAATGGTATTTTAATGGTAACTACGTCGCAGGCCGATATGTTATTAAATGGTGAATTTGATACAATCTATCACGAACATCTTTCATTCTATAATATTAAATCTATGAATGAACTGTGCAAAAGAGCAAATTTAAATCTAATAGATGTTATTAGACATCCAATTCATGGTAGTAGTTATATTTTTATTATTTCTAAAACCAAAACAAATCAACAACATTTACAAAATTTAATGTTGATTGAAGAAGAAAAAGGTTTATATGGAAAAGAAATATTGAATAATTTTAAAAATACTGCCACAGAAACAATAAAAAAAGTAAAAGAATTTTTTAAAGAATGTGAAAGTAATGAAATACCTATTATTGGTTATGGTGCGCCAGCAAAAAGTTCTACATTTTTAAATTGTGCAGGAGTTAAACCTTTGTTTATCGTGGAAGATACTCCATTGAAACAAAATAAATATACTCCAGGACTATCAATACTAATGAAAAATCAAAACGAATCTTTCGAATTAATGAAAAAATACGAAAAAGTTTGTTTTATAATTTTAGCTTGGAACTTTTATCCTGAAATAAAAAGAAAAATTTTACAACATCGTCCTAACGGTAAAGATTTGTTTTTTAAATATTTTCCAAAGGTTGAAGTAGAGTGATAAACGGTAATACAAACAATTAAATTTTTAAAAAGGAAATTAATTATGACACAAGAAACACAAACACAACAAGTTAAAGAACAACAACCAATTTCTGTTAATTTAAATCTAACATTAGAGCAAATTAATTTTGTAATGGGTGCACTAGGTAAATTACCTACTGAAACTGGTGCATGGATCGTTCTTCAAGTGATTCGCTCACAAGCTCAAACTCAGATTGAGTCTTTGCATCCACAAGAAGAAGTAACAGAAGAAACACCATCAATTCAATAAAAATAGAAATTAATATTATGAATAAAATTTTAATTATGGGTCTTCCTGGTTCTGGAAAAACTTATTTTGCTGAAAAACTTAAAATTTATTTACAAAACAGTTTTACAGAATTTAATTTAGACACAATTAACCTATCATTTAAATTGTGTGAAAGAATTAATGCAGATGAAGTAAGAGCCAAGTTTAATGATTGGGACTTTTCGGAACAAGGAAGAATTAGACAATCTCTACGAATGAAGGAATTGGCAGACGAATCAACAGCCGAATATGTTATTGTTGATTTTGTTGCACCATTACCCGAAATGCGTCACAATTTTAAAGCAGATTGGGTTATTTGGATAGACACAATTGAAAAAGGTCGTTTTGAAGATACCAACAAAATGTTTGTACCTCCTGAAGTTTATGACTTTAGAATTACGGAACAAAATGCAGAATTTTGGGCACAATTTGTTGGAGAAAAAATTAGAAACAATGTTCGTAGACCGGTATTTGATTGGAAAAAAGAAACGGTTCAGATGTTGGGTCGTTGGCAACCATGGCACAAAGGTCATCGTGCCTTATTTGAGAGAGCTCTAGCTAAGACAGGACAAGTTGTAATTCAAATTAGAGATTGTCAAGGATGGAACGGTTCTAATCCATTTGCCATCAATCAAGTAAAAGATTATATTCGTAGAGATTTGGATCCTCTCTATCAAGGTCAATACGAAATTCAAGTGGTACCGAACATTGTAAACATTACTTATGGTCGTGATGTTGGATATAAAATTGAACAAGAAGTTTTCAATGATGAAATTCACTCAATATCTGCCACAAAAATTCGTAAAAAAATGGGCATAGAGTGAACAAGTATCACATTAGGTTCAACACTAAACATAATGGTTCATCTTTAGTTTGGCGAATTTTTGAGAATGGTAAAGAACACCTTGCATCCGATGTTCGCATTTTAGGAGAAACATTTACGGAGTGTACCTATGAACACAACGAAACCAAATGGAACATCGCTTGTTTTGGTAGAATTGTTTGGGTAGATACTGTGGCTGTAATAGTCACAGGTAAAGACTAACAATTTAAATGGAGTAGGAAAGCATAAATAGGTAACTAACTATGGGTAAAAATTATGGCCAAACCTACAACCAGAGCACAATTTAAAGACTACTGTTTACGCAGATTAGGACATCCAGTAATTCAAATCAATTTGGATGATGACCAAATTGATGACCGAATTGATGATGCTTTGAGTTTTTTCAATGATTTCCATTTTGATGGTACTGAAAAACTCTTTATGAAACACCGATTTACAAAAGAAGATATTGACCGTAAATGGATTTATTGTCCAGATGCGGTTACATTTGTGACCGGTGTTTTTCCATTTGATGATTCCAATTCTTCAATCAATATGTTTGATTTAAGATATCAGTTAAGATTGCATGATTTGTATGACTTTACATCTGTAAGTTATGTGTCATATGAAATTACTATGCAACACATTCGCACATTAAATCTATTATTTTCCGGCACACCTCAATTCAGATTCAATCGTAAACAAAATAAAGTATTTTTGGATATTGATTGGCAGAGAGATGCAATAGAAGGCAAATACGTTATCATTGAATGTTACAGAAAGTTAGAGCCTGATTCTGTAACGATTACAGGTACAGTTAGTGGCACCGTTTCATCAAACGCAGTTGCAGGTTTTGGTACAACATTTGACCAAGATTTGGTTGAAAATGATATGATTGTTTTAGGAACAGGTGAAACAGTTCAAGTTAATCGTATCATATCACCAACATCATTGACACTCACAAATAATCTAACATCAACTATTGCAAATACAACAATTACCAAACCTGGAGTTTCTGATGTTTGGGATGACCGTATGTTGAAAAAGTATGCCACTGCTTTATTGAAAAAACAATGGGGTGAAAATCTTAAAAAGTTTGGTGGTATTCAAATGCCAGGTGGTGTTACATTAAACGGTAAAGAAATTTGGGATGAGGCCGTAGAAGAACTTGGTAAAATAGAAGAAGATTTATTCAACTACAATAGTTTGCCTAGTGAAATCTTTACTGGATAATAATGCCTACCAATTTTTATTTTAATAATTTTCCACAAAACCAAATCACATCTGAACAACTTTTAGTTGAAGATTTGGTTATTGAAGCCATGCAAATTCACGGCATGGATGTTTTCTATCTAAAGAGAACCAGTCGTGATGTTGAAGATGGACTATATGGTGAAGATACTCTAAAAGAATACCGTTACGCATATCCAATTGAAATGTATATGGAGAATGTAACTGGCATGGATGGTGAAGGTGATTTTATTTCTAAATTTGGTTTAGAAATTAGAGATGAACTTACAATGCTTATTTCACGTAGACGTTTTGCGGCAACAGTTCAGTTAAGTAGACCTAGAGAAGGTGACTTAGTTTATATTCCTCTGATTCAAAATTTCTTTGAAATTACTTTTGTAGAACACGAAAACGACCAAGCAATGTTTCATACATTAGGTCGTGGTCGTGGAGGCAATGTTTATGTTTATGCTTTGAAAATGAAACAATTTGTATTCTCCGAAGAAATTATTGACACCGGTGTTGTTGAAGTCGACCAACAAGCTAATGAACACTATAAGAGAACACGTTTGAGTGTTGCCAATAACTTCTCTGGAGGTTCAGGTTCATTTATTCCAGGCGAAGTTGTCTATCAAGGTTCTTCATTGGCACTTGCTAACGCTAAGGCTATTGTATACTCCTATGAAGCCGATTCTGTATTAAATGTTATTCGTGTTCAAGGAACATTTGCAAATGGTGTATTTGTTTTAGGTAATACCAGTGGTGCAAATCGTGCCGCAATTTATGCCGATACAGACTATCAAGTTAATGAAAATATATTTGAAGATGATGCTGACAATGTTATTATTCAAAATGAAGCTGATGGCATTATTGACTTTACAGAATCTAACCCATTTGGTGAACCATAATGCTAGGTAATTCACACTTTTACAATAGAACAATCAGAAAAGTTGTAGTGGCTTTTGGTACACTATTTAATGATTTGGTGTTGGTTCGTTACAATAGAGCAGGCACAGTAGAATTTGAAAGAACAAGAGTTCCACTATCTTACGGTGCAAAAGAAAAATACATCACACGACTAACACAGGATCCAGATTTAATTAAATCTATCGCAACATCATTACCTAGAATGAGTTTTGATTTGACTGGATTGGAGTATGATGTTTCTCGTAAACAACAATCTTTAGTTAGAAATTTTGGTTATAATAATGCAACAGGAACAATCAACACACAATTTGCTCCTATTCCTTATAACTTTAATTTTACTTTATCTCTCTATGTAAGAAATCAAGAAGATGGTACACAGTTGTTGGAACAAATTCTTCCGTTCTTTACACCAGATTTTACAGTAACTGTTGATTTGATTCCAAGCATGGACCAAAAATATGATATGCCAATCATATTGAATAATGTTTCACCTGAAATTGATTATGAAGGTGATATGTTATCTACTCGTATGATTATTTGGACATTAGATTTTACAGTCAAAGGTTATATTTTTCCGCCAGTCAATACTAGTGGTAAAATTATTAAACAAGCCAACACAAACATATACATTGATTCACAATCTCGTCTATCACAAAAAGTATATGTTGACTCAGCAAACGGCAATGGTGTATTCACCACAGGTGAAACAATCAGAGTTGCAAAACGAAATGTTACTGGTCAAGTTACTTACTTTGCTAACAATGCAACAGGCACATTAATCGTTGAAGAGCTATCCGATTTATTGCAAGAAGATGATATTGTAGTTGGTGATTTTTCTAATGCAATATATACCATAGATATGGTGGATTTAACACCGTTAAAAACAGTTGAAATTATAGTTAAACCGGATCCTGTTACGGCAAATGCCAATGACGATTACGGATATACAACAACAATAAGCGAGTGGCCTGATACCTTATAATGAAAAAAATGAATGATAATCTCTCTGAGATTTTTGATGTAGAACCGATGAAATTAGTAGAAGCACCAAAATCAGAAATAGTTCCTGTAGATGAAAAGAAATCTACGGTAACTAATGATTTTGAAGAGGCAAGAAAAAACACCAAGTCATTAATACAAAAAGCTGATACTGCTTTAGATAATCTATTAATGGTTGCCAACCAATCAGAACATCCAAGAGCATATGAAGTTGCAGCCAATTTAATTAAAACATTAGGTGACTTAAATAAAGATTTATTGGAGTTACAGAAACGCAAAATGGATTTAACAGGTGAAAACAAAAATACTGGTAAAACTGTTATCGATAAAGCCGTTTTTGTTGGTAACACTTCAGAACTATTAAAAATGATTAAGGAAAAAAAGTAAATGGAACAACTCATTCAACAAATGAAAGTTATTTTAGGTACAAACTTTGGTTTGTATTTTAAGGCACACACATTCCATTGGAATGTTGAAGGTGCTGACTTTGCACAATATCATGAATTTTTAGGTGATTTCTATCAATCTGTGTTTGATAATACAGATACTATTGCCGAAAAAATTCGTATGTTGGGTTCATATGCACCAACAACACTACCTAGAATGTTAGAATTATCTGACATTGAAGATACAGAAACTATTTCATCAGCACTTGTTATGTTGAATCAATTGAAACAAGATAATGACCGTTTCATTGTTCATCTTCGTGCAGGTATTGTGGCAGCTGATAGTGCAAATGAACCAGCGATTGGTAACTATTTGCAAGACTTGTTAGACCAACACCAAAAACACGCATGGATGCTTCGTAGTATTACCAAGTAAATATAATGAGTGATTATGGTTATTTGGGTAACCCGCACTTAAAGAAGGCAGGTGTTGAGTTACATTATACTGAAGAACAAATTGTTGAAATTGCAAAGTGTTCGGAAGACCCAATTTATTTTATTGACAATTATTGTATGATTGTTACACTTGACCACGGTATACAACCGTTCAAGTTA